GTTTCTAATTTTTCTAATACATGCTTTTGCCAAGCATAATCATTTCTATAGCCAAATATAACATCATTACTTCTCATTTGAACTACACAATGTAATCTTTCATCACGAATATAATAGGTCACAGCATTTGTACATATAAAATCATTCTTACCATTTTCTTTATACTCATGCCAGATACTTGGCCTTTGATATATCATTGATGCTCTACGTGAGTCAGGGTTATTGGTTAACTCTCTTAGAACTTTTTCATATTGTTTAAAATACTTTTTGCCATAGATAAGCAAACCATAATTGGAGTTTATTTCACCATGGTCATTGGCTGAGTATTCCCATGCTTGAGGAGCTCGAAAGTTTTTCTTTGTACCCCATATATCTCTTACGTTGGTTGATTGCGAATCATACCATCTTAATTCATCTTCAATATACTCTTGATTAGGTTCACCAAAGATTGCAGGTTTATCAGCAATAAATGATGCACCAATCATTTCAATTGTTTTTTGACCAGTTTTATCAATGGTAAAGTTTTCGTTTTTTAACTCATTGATAAAATGAGAAGCTACATTACTCGTTTTCATTCTTTATCGGTTGGTTGAACATATCTCTACTTGGGTCTTGGCCTTCCATTTTACCACGAATATATGCAACACAAAAGGATGCATAATTAATTAAATCTTTATACGAATCTTCAAGGGATTCAAAGTTTGGGTCTTTGCCAGACTCAAGGAGCGATGTTGCTCGGATTAGTTTACCAAGACATGCATCATGTAAAGTATCAATACCTCTACGATAGTGCATCGCTTGAGTTATTGTACTCTTATCACTTTGGTAATCTTGGGATTTTTTAGCTTGTAATTCTGCACATTCTTGCAGGACTTTCATACTTTCTTTCATAATTTACTCCAATAATTATCTATTATATCACATTTCATTGCAAATGTAAACCTTTAAATGTTATTTCTAAAAACAAATTCAATTGCTCGTTCAGCTTCTTTTTCAATATCTCTTTTAGCATACCAATTGCCAGTATCAGCATCCAACTGTCTGCATAAGTATTCAATCTCTTTTGCAGTGATAGGATAACCTTTTGACATTGCGTTACCAGCAGTGCTTACCATAATTTGATATAGTTTTGCATACCAACCGGTATCTGTTATAGATTTATATTCATCAATCTGTTTACGATTAACAAAAGGACAATCATCATACCCTGTCCATTTAAAGTTTGTATTGTTGAGTTGATTTTTCCTATGTTCGATTAATCCTTTTTGTATTGCATCAGGTAATCTATTGAAAAAGCCTTCTTGTCTGTTTACGTATGGATGCTTTGCCATAAGTTCTATTGGGTCCATTTGTTTACCTTCATGAGTAAAGATAAAATTAAAAGCATCTTGATATTGATTAGGAATATAATACATACGAGATAAATCTTTTGTTTGTGCATCCGATACTTCCAAGAACTCTTTATTTAAAGCATACCAAAACTTTTTAATATCATCTTTGAGAACTGGATATTTTAAATCAAATACTAAACGAAACTTTGGTGACTCTTTTGTAGATGATGCAGTTGAATAACAAACATACTTATAATCAGGATAAGTTTTTTCGATTGTTCTTATATCGCCTGTAAAATCATCCACATCCAAAGCTGCCCAGCCACCCCAACCAACAACATTATCGTTTGCTCGAGTTGTATTTGGTTCATACGTGGCAGGTGATATGAGAGGAGCTTCCTTCTTTGTAGGATACTTATCATCACTAGCTAACTTATATAACACACCAGCAAACTCATCAAAAGAAGTATAATCCATTCTCTTGTGAGTTTTGTTGTCGTATATGTTATCAAATATCGTTAAACTTACCATGATTTCCTAAGTGGTTAGGTGCCTCCCAATCTTCTGGTTTTGCTAAGTCAGGCACACCTAGTGGATTTGGCCTTCCTTCTTTTATTCCAACAAATTTATCCATGTTGGCTCTTAGTACTTCGTCCCAAGCTTTGTATGGGTCAACACCATAAGCATCGAGTGTACCAATTGCAACAACACATAAATCAATTAATCCATCCACAATCTCTTCAGCATCTTTACGTTGATATGCTGCTTGAGTTTCATCTAACTCTTCTTGTAAAAATTCAATTCTAAATTTTAAGAATTCTCTTAATTTATCAGGATTGTTTTTTACCCACTCACGAGTTTGATACTTTGTTTGCATGGTATGGATATCATTTACCCAGTCTTTGCTCATACTATTATATCCTTTTTAGGTGTCATAATCCTTGCGCCTTTACCTGTGACTTGGTCAACTAAAGATTGTAAAGGTTCAACAACGAACATAACAAATTTCTTATCAATCACCACACCATCCTTTGCTTTTGTATATGGCATAAAAGGAATAAATCCAATCTTACCAGGTTCAGGAGCAAATAAAGCATGGCCATCTTTGATTGTAATATGGTTCTGAGTTTCGGATACTTGACCGATGACCTCTTCGCCATTACTTAATCTTACTAATTTATATTCCATTTTTTTTCCTCATTTGGTATATTATAACACATTTCTGTGAAAATGTAAATACTTATTTAATTTATTTACAGTGTCTATCTCAGTTTGTGGATCGTTCCACATTCTATTTAATCTACTTGGATGTGGTATCTTACAATGCCTTACACCTAGTTTATTTAAATAGTCTGAAGCCACGTTACCCAACGCAACTATGTGAGAGTATTTATACGTTTGTTCTACGGTAAATATTACCTCATCATCTAAGTTATAGATATTAGTCCAATCGTAATCTTCTTTTATCCAACCACTAACTCTATTCCAAGTTGTTGATTTGGATTTATGTACTAAGCCTGGTTTCTGTCCAACAACTAATATATTAGCCAAAGAAATCCTCCAAGCTTGCAACTTCCTCGTGGTTCCAACCAACAGCCTGAAGTACAGGTTCGATTGGGTCAAGGAATGTCTTTTGAAATTGTGTTTCGTAATCTATGTATTTGTGTAGTTTGAATTCATCAGGCAAGTAATCTGAGAAAGCAATAACATTCTCATGAATTGGATTAGGCAAACGAAGATATACGAACTTGATTTTATCTCCATTTTGAATGTAAGGATATTTCTTTTGTAGCGATAAGTTATTTACTTGATGATTGAATAGTAATGACCCGCGTACGTGCATAGGCGTACCTTTTTTATAGATGTTATTTGCATCTTTGAACTCACGAACTTTGGTTACGCCACGTGGAAATGCAATCTCATCTGGTGGTAATGTTTTGAAATGATTTTTAAATTTTTCGATAGCCAACTGAGTTTCCCTTTCATCTTTTTGGATGATTACCTTGAACAAAGCTTTCAATGCCTCTCGGCATGGTTCAGGTGTACTAGATTTGATTGCTTCAATTCCCATGATTTTTAACTTAGGCTTTTTATATCTTACACCCTCGTTGTCATGTACGTTTAAGATATAGCGTTTTTTAGCTGTCCATATAGCACGATCAGCTATAGCTTCCCTTTTCATAACCATGCGATTAGATACACCACCTAGTATTTTAAATAAGCTATCATAAGATTTAGCCAGTTCAGGCTCAAGCATATCATTGGCAACTTTATCTAAGAAGTCAATAGGATTCTCAGGATTAAATTTAGATACTATATCATCTAAGCATACATACAAACTATCGGTGTCGATTGCAACGATATAGTCTTTTCTTTCTGTCTGTTTGAGCACTCGATTAAGGTAGGTGTTAAGTGCATATTCGGCCCATCGAATTGTAAGTTGTCCGGTGAGGGTAATGGCTTCAGCGATACGTTGGTCAAAGAATCGAAAATAACGATTCCCCAAAGCACCATACAGAGAATTAAGAAGGATTTTAATAGCAACCTGACGGTTCTCTGCGATCGCAATATTTCTTTCAATTTGGTATAGTTTTTGTTTATCATCTTTGTCAACCTTTTCTTTTTCCTTTTGAGCAGATATCATTTCTTGTTTGATGCCTACCCGTTCATTATACATTTCATCAATAATCATTGGAATGATTCCAATTTTCTTGGTACTAAAATGCTGGCCATTGGCTGCAATAGCTTTTCCATTTGGAGATTGTACTGCTTCACCAGTTGCTAGCATATTTTCTATATCGATATTACTTACTTCACCATTCAATATTGTCTCGGGAGACATATTGTATTGCATAATAATAGATGGATATAGAGAATTCAAATCAAAACTGACTATATTATTATGTATACCAATTTGTGGTTCTTTTACAAAACCACCGGGATAAAATGTTTTAGTTTTATCTTCGGCAAAAGGTATTATAATATTATGTTCATATAGTTTTCTAAATATAATCGTATCCCAAATCGCTGTGGTGCCAAACGTGTCATTGTAGTTCACTCCACCTTTGTATGCCATAGTTAAACAAAGAGTAATTAAACCAAGTTTGTCTTCGATCCTGTCGACCAACTCAACGTCCTTTATATTATAGTCAATAAATTTTTGGAAGTTATGTTGATACAAGGTATGCAAAGAACCATACTCTTCGTAGGATAACTTTTTCTCACCAAGTACTACGTGAGCGATGTGGTCCAGTTTGTAAGATTCCTGTGGGCCATAAGAATAGCCAAACTTTTTAAATAAGTCAAGGTAATCCAATTGTGATATACCTTTGAGTTCATAAGAAGTTTGAGACCTTCCCATGGTTGTAATATCTCTACGTTCAATCATTCCCCATGGTGATAACCTTTTTACGTATGGCTCACCAAGAAGTTTATGTACTCTATTTACAAGATATGGAATATCAAAAAATCTAGTATTCCAACCGGTCACTACATCGGGTGAGTGAGATGCTGAGGACCAATGTGTTATGAAGTTGACCAAGAGGTCAGCCTCAGTATCGCAATGTTTATACACCACCCGGTTGGTTTTCATTAATGATTGATTTACGTCATAGGCGCCGAGACCCCACACATAATAAGTATTGTCGATATTATTTTTAATCGTAATCGCAGTGATTTGATTATCAGCTTTATCTGGCTCGGGGAAGCCATCATCCGACGCAACCTCGATATCAATCGTAGTCACATTTACCTTGTTACGATCGAACTCGATATGACCTGGAAAATAGTCATTGATGAAAGCTGAGATATATCGAGTGTTTCCAAAGATATGGAGCCCGGCTGTTTGTTTGTTCTTTTGAACCCATTCATTTGCTGTACGCATAGATTCGAAATGCATCTCACCAACTGGAGTACCATCCAGGGCTTTCCAATTTGTAGGACGATTCGTGCTTAC